ATAAAGGTAGGTGGAAGAGATGAGTGAAATAGATGATAAAACTATAACTAAATATTCAATAATTGAACACATCAAATCACATGAGTTTATTGATACTTATGAATTAGAAAAGTTTTTAGATTTACTTGATTGTGAAACATTAAATATAATTCTAAAGAAAATATCTCCTGAACCTAAAATAAAAGGTGTATCAAATGAAATGTAGTTATTGTGAAGCAATAATAAATCCGGACATTGATACGTACTTTACTTGTTTAGATAACTTTTTACAAGTTAAATATTTTGATTCAGAAGAAGAAAATGTATTTTGTTGTAGAGAATGTTTCTGTAATTATGTAATGTTAGATGAAGTTAGTCCGGAAGATAATGAAGAGGTGGAAGATGAAATCAATTGAAGAAATAAAGCAAACTAGAAATTTGTTTATTGAGGCAGAGGCTGCAAATGATGGAATGGGAGGATATTATTACGATTCAATTAGTGGTAAGAATCTCAATTTCATATTTAGTTATCAAATGGGATGGGAACATTTATCCGTAAGTATGCCAAGTAGGACACCAACATGGGATATGATGTGTCGTATGAAAGATATATTTTGGAATAAAGATGAAGCTTGTGTAGAGTATCATCCTAAAGAAGAAGATTATGTTAATATGCATAAACATTGCTTACATATATGGAGACCAACTGATGTTGAACTTCCTACACCACCACATATACTTGTAGGATTTAAAGATGAAGAAGAGAAAAAACAATTCTTACAATTAGCAAGTTTATTTGGTGTAGAAGTTAATAAGTGGGACTATAACAAAAGAAAGAAGGATTAAAATGGAAAAATTATTTAAAATTATTGTTTCAATATTATTGCTTTTATTTGCTACTATTTGTTTTGCTGCAATATGTAAATCTTTAGATAGAACTGTTGATATTTTAAGTTGGATTGGTGGCTGTATATTTTATATATTAGGGCAATTACTTGCTAGGTGGATTTATGAATAGAAAGTTAAGAAAAATAATAAATCATTATGGAATAAATAAGCAATTAAAGTATTTTCAAAGTGAAATATTTGAACTTAATGAAGCAATATTAAATTATGAAAAAGATTCTTTTGGGGATTTCTTTAGTGATATATGGAGAGGTGTTAAGAATTGCTTTAGTGGAATTATGAGACTACCACAAGAAAAAGATCCTCGTAGAGAACACGTTATTGAAGAAATAGCAGATGTAATGGTAATGTTAAAACAAATTCAACTTAATTACAATATTAAAACAGACGATATAAAAGAGGTTATGAAGTTTAAAATTGAAAGACAGCTAGAAAGGATAAAAGAAGATGCGAACAACAAGTAATGAAGAGTTTACAATAGAACAACTTAACAATATACTTAATGTTTATAAATCTAAACTAGAAGATAATACACCATATGCTTTATTTATTAGGCCCAAGGCTTATGAAATGATTAAAGATAAATTAGATAAAAATTTATTTTGTACGATAAAAATAACTGATGTAATGCCTGATGATAAAACACAGGCAGTTATTATGACTAGAGAGCAATATGAAAATTTGTATGGATGGATTGAATAGGAGGACCAAGTGGAAGAAAAAGAAAGAATACAATTATTAGCAGACCAATTACAATCGTTTTTAGTGATTGTAGATAGTTTTGTAGATAATTTAACTGATGATGATTATAAAATACTCGAAGAAAGTAAAGAAACTTTAGAATCTAATATAAGTTTTAGAGAATCTGCAGCAACTCTAACAATGGCTTTTGGAATAGAACAAGATACAACAGAAGAAAGATATAAAATTAAAACATTAGATTCAATTGTTAATTTATTGAATACAAGAAAAGAATATCGTTCAGCTATGATAGAAAAGCAAGAAAGGGATAAAAGAATAAAAGAAAATAGAGAACAAATTATGAATTTATTTGGAATAGGAGGCTAAAATGAGAGTAAATGATATTAAATTTGGAGATATAGTTACATATAGAAGTGGAAGAGTAAATAATGTTAATAATCCATACAGATATCATCAATATTTTAATGAAAATTTTGAAAATATATCTAAACCTAGTGATTTTGACATCATGAGAATACAAAGATATGTAAAAATATTAGGATTTTATAAATTAAAGACAATTTATAGGAGGTATTAAGATGACAGCAAGAGAAATGTTCGAAAAATTAAATTATTATCAAATAACCGGCATGAGAAAAATGCCTATTATTTATCAAAATACAACTCCAGCATATAAAACAACAATTGAATTTAATGAATATGCAGATACATTGAAAATTATTAAATTTGATACTGTAATGAATAATCATAAAGTAATTACTAGAATAAGTTTAGAAGAACTACAAGCTATAAATATGCAAATAAATGAATTGGGGTGGAATAATGACTGATAAAGAGCATTTTGTTGCAACATTACAGGCTTGTTATTTTGGAGATAGAAATGCTTTTAATGAAATAGTATCTATTTATAATGATTTGGTAAACATAAATGATAAATTATCTAATGCATTAAATAGTGCTGAAAATAAGCTAGAAAAAGGCATTAAATTTGTAAAAACACAATATAATTCATATTCAAGTGCAGAAGAATGGAGAAAAGCATTGTTAAAAGAGATGGGAGGCAAGTAAGATTGAAAAAAATAGAATATATTTGTGATATGTGTGGTAGGGATGCTACTATAAATTATTATACTATTAACTTTAAACAAAATTTAGATCAACTAGGACGTGTTACAGTAGATGGAGCAGCTAGAAACTGTGAAAATTTCTTTAGAATTTTAAATGATAACGAACTTATTTATTGTGAAAAATGTGTGAAAGCAATAGAAGAACATATTAGAATTACTAGAGAATTGATAAAAGAACATGGTACAGAATTACCCTATGTTTGTGAGTTAGCAAAATATGGTTTTATAAGAAAAAAGCCAAGGAGAAAAATTGAAAAAACAATCAGAAATAAATGATATTCATACTTTAATAATTGCAATAAAAAAAGAAGAAAATCCTATATTGCTATCATATGATATGTACAATTGGCTATTTAATTCCAATTGGAATTGTGTTTTATCGGATAAAATAAGAGAATATTCAAAAAATCATAAAGTTATAAGAGGTGATAAAAAATAATGAAAAAGTATAAATTGATATTATCAAAAATAATATGGCATTTAATTTTTAATAAAAAATATTATGCAGATTATTTGAATAATAAAGAATTTAATAAAAACCACTCTAAAACAATCAGATTTAGGATAAATGGCATTGATACTATTATTGATATTAAAATAAGTGAGTAGGGGATAAATATGGATATAGATATTGTTGAATTAAAAGAATTAGTAAAAAGAAAAAAGCTATCTTTCTTTATAAAAGATGGATATATCTATTGTGAGGATTCAAGAAGAGGAGAAAGAGTTATATTAGGTAATTATAGTTGTGTTGAATTATCTCATAAAGTATTAAAAATTATATTAGAAAATGGACTACATCAATTTGAGTTAATTGATGATATAAGAACATTAAAAGTAAGAAAATTTGCTGATTATAGTTTTCTAACTTCATTAGGTTTTGAATTAAGAAAAAAAGATAATCATTATGTAAAAACAGTTTATTTAAAAAATGATAATGATGATAGAAATTTTTATGACATAAATCCCCAGACTTGCGAATTAAAGGTAGATATTCAAAATTATTTAGATAATACATTATTGTCTTTGTGTAAAGGAGGTATATTAGAATGAGAACATTTTGGGGACATCCTATTATTCATGAGAAGAAAACAGATTATGTTTTCTTTAAAGATTATTTAGAAGTATCTAATAGAATAATTGCAGCTCTTGATGATTTAGAAAACATCAAAGAAAAGATAGACAAAAACGATAAAATAAATCGTATTGATAAATTAATTTTAATGACAACATATAATCATATTATTGGCACGTTAAATGGCACAATAGCTATAGAAAAAAAAGGAGAAACATATGAACTACGATAAGGGACATTTATTAAATATGTATGATAGTATTCAAGAAAAAAGAAAACAAAGAGATGAGTACATAAAAAAAGTTCAAGAATTAGATTCAGAAATAGAAAAAGATTTATTACAATACAGATTGGATAGTGTAAATAGAGTTTTAGATTATATGCATACTAAAAGTTTCACAAGTGGTAAAAGATTTAATACATTAATAACACATTGCTGTAATAAAATAAATGGCAATATTGATGGTATTGAATTAAATCTAGAAAAAGATGTAGCAGAATGGGGAACGATAGAAGAATTTATTCATGGAGAAAAAAATGAATAATAATAATATAACACTTTCTAAATTATATTATATAGATGAAGTTGGAAATAGAAAGGAAATTAATAATCTTGGCTCAGTATCTGTTGATATTTCAAGTAATAAATCAATTACATCTAATATTTCAATGCCTATGCATGGTTCATCTTCACTTAAAATTTCATTTCCTAAAATCAAAAAATGGTATTGGAGAAAGAAAGGAAAAAAATATAAAAAATTTTATAAGTATGTTGAACCCACAGCAAAAGATATATATAAAAGATTATTTGGCGTAAATTCTTTAGAAGAATTATATCAACCATTTGAAGTGCCACTTGTTCCTTCAACAGTATTAAAAGACACACTAAAAAAGCATAAAAAATTTTAAAAACTATTTTCAATAAAAAATATTGATTATTCCCTTAAATAATAAGGGATAAATTAAAAGTATATAGAGGTAACAAAATTATAAGTGAATGTTACCACTATATATACGAGAAGAAAGGGTACTAAATATGACTATTGAAGAGTTAGAAAATAACATTGATAAGTTTATTACGGATTTAAGAGATGATGAAATAAAACAATCAAGTTTACAAGTTTATAAGACTAACATCAATCAATTTATTCAGTATCTTAAAGATAACAACAAAGATTCATTTGATAAGAATACATATATCAATTACAGAGATTATATGAAAGACACAAAACATTATGAAATAACAACAATCAATAAGTATGTAGTTGTACTTAATAAATACTTTACTTATTTGAATAAAGAAGATCTAAAAATAAAACAATTAAAGTATCAGAGAAAACATTATCTTGAAAATGTTCCAACAGTTACGGACTATAAAAGAATATTAAGAGCAGCTAAAAAGAATGATTTAATGGCATATTATTTTATTCAGATTGCCTCTTATACCGGCATGAGAGTATCTGCTATATGTGATATAACTATTGAGGCATTAAAAGAATCTAAACATAACGAAGATTATATTAAAATATATTCAAAAGGTAAATATAATGAAGTTCCTTTTCCTGCTTGGTTAAGAAGAGAACTCTTAAAGTATGCTAAAGACCGTAAAATAAATAGTGGATATCTCTTCCCATCAACTAGAATTGAGGGTAAACCTATGACAAGAAAAACAATGTGGAAGAAAGTTCAAAAAGCAACCGGACAAGCTAGAGTTAGTCTCGACAAAGGACATCCTCATGCATTTAGACATCTCCTAGGTAAAGAAATAACTAGCCAAGTAGGAAATGATAACAAAGTTGTTGCCGATATATTCGGACACGAAAGCACAAAGACATCAGAGATTTATCAGCAAAAAACCAAAAAAGAAATATCTAAAATCATAAATGACTTTAGATTTAAGTAGGAGGAAATAATGTTAAGATTAAAACAAAATATTGATGGAAAAGTATTAGAAAAATATGGATTAGAATTATATGAGTATGAAGAAGATGGATTAAAATATCAAAGTTATTTATTAGATGACGACAGTACGCAGATAGTTATATTAGATGAAATAGAAAACGAACCAAGAGGAGCAATAATAAATCCGGAAGAATATGCTATCTCTTATGATGCATGGGATAAGTTATTTGATTTAATTAAAGATGGGCTTATAGAAAAGATTGGTGAAAACAATGATAACGATTAAAACAATTGATAAGAACAATGCAGAATTGATTGTAGCAAAAGGAACACCTCATACAACTATGTTATTAGGGATTGAGATGTTAATTGAAACTCTCATAAAAGATAGTAGTGGTAATCTTAATATTGATGATGTATTAGCAGATTTAAAATACTCTTATGAGAGAGATAACAACAAGGAAGAACAAAAATAAACTCGTATTTATTCAATAAAAGAGTAAATATGCATATTTTAATCGCACAATTTCAAACTTATTTACTGAATTATAGAAAGGGTGTGTTAAATTATGTCAGTATTTGAAGCATTGCAAATAGTTATGAATGCATTAGAAAAACAAAGTGGCTGTGGAAGATTAGAAGAGCCTTTAAGAAGAGCAAGAACGACTTTATATCTTTATGTTACGAAAAAACTAGAAGAAGAGGGGCAAGAAAATGACACAAAAGAGTAAAGGGACGACAAAAAAACAAGAAATTGATAAGTATTTCTTGAAATATAATAAACTTTGTAGAAAAATCTTTGCTAAAGAGTGTGAATTAGAGAATTTACAAGCAAAAAAGATGTCTCTTGGCTCTCCAAGTCTATCAGAAAAGACAAATGCCTCTAGAAATAACAAAGGATTGGAACATATCTTAATTAAGATTGAAGAATTAGAGAATTTTATTGATAAATTATATAATCGTAAGGAAAATTTAAGAAAAAAGTATATTTCGGACTTTAAAAAGCTCTCAAATGATAATTATCAGATAATTTTAACTAGTTATTATCTAGATAAAGCCCATATTAAGAATATTGCTGTTAAATTAGATAAATCTATCGGCCACGTTAAAAAAATGAAGAGAGAGGCTCTTAATGAACTCTTAAAAGTAGTAAAAAAAGGAGGAACTAATGAATAATACAACAATAATACAACTAGGACCGAAAGCAAGAAAAAGTTTCAAAAAAAGATTTAAAGCAGATGTTAAATTTATACATTTTAATGACAATTCAGATTCACTTTTAAATGATTTTGAAAATTTTATTGAAGAATTGTTACAAGATAGGGCATGGACAACAAAAAGGCAACCGTTTCAGTATTATCCAAGATTTAAAGCCCTTATAATAGGACCGTCTCAAGATGATAAAACAGATATTTGTTATACAATCGTAAAAAAAGATACATAGTTCTTGCTATGTATTTTATTTATTATATTTTTCATAAACTTCATCAATTTGTCTCTTTATCTCGTCAATAATCAACTCGTATTTTGATTCACTTATTCTATAAGTATATAATGCACCACTATCAATTTTTAAATCACTAGCAATGATTTTAGTGCTTATATTTGTAATATCTTTTGCAAAATTAACTATTTTTTCTTTTGTATCTAAAATAAACTCGTCATTTTTTATTGTTGGATAAATAATTTTTATTCTTTTCCTCATTTCGTCAGTTACTCGTTGCATTTTTTCAAGTGAGTATCTGTAAGTATAAAAACATGATGTAGTTAAGTCAACTTCTTTTAAAATATCGTAAATACTGATATTATTAAAATCTTTAATAAATTTTAAATACATCTCTTTCTTATTCATATCTTCCACCTCTTATACATTACATTTTAACATAATTTTTCGTATTTTCCTAATTGTAAGGTTTTTTGCTCCTTTAAAAACTCTATTATTTCATCAATAATGATATTACACTCTGAAATATGCTCGTTTTCATCTAACAACTCTTCATAAGCTATGCTTTCTAAATAATCCCATTTAGAATATAACTTATTATTTTTATGTGGTTTATTTCTACATAAGATATTATAAAAATCTTCTAAAGAATAACTCTCTTTTAATTTTTCCCAATCAATTCTATCCATAATTTAGATCACCTTTCTTTAATATTCTATGTGGACTAATCCACCTAGAAATCTTATTGTATATGCAACACCTAACTCATCAATTGCATTGTATATGTCCTCGTTTGTGTATTCTCCGGGCATTTCTTCTTTTTTCTTTTGTATTACTTCCATTAACTCTTTTAAATTAACCTCTTTATCAAAAGTTATTAAATCACTATAATTATCATCACAATCATCTACTAAAACAAATTCTTTTATCATTTTTAATCTCTCCTTTATATTTCAACATAATATTTATTTTTTAAGAACTCGTTAATCTCATTTTGATTATAACAAGTATCAAATTTTCCATACTGTTTAACAAGATAGAAAATCTCGTTATCGTATAAGTATTTTTTTATTGTTCCAACATTTATAAATTTATTTTCATATTTAACAGCCAAATTGTACTCTTTATTTAATTCTAAACACATTTTAATTCTCCCATTCTGTATAGTATGAATCACCATTTCCATCATCATACAACTCGTTATATTCTTCATCTGTATAATGCTTATGTAAGCATTCATCAGAGCAATAATACTCTTCGCCATCATGTATGCAATAACCGGCATTCATTATATTGCCACAATCTGAACAAATTCTAAAACTTTCTAACTCTTCTAAATCAATCTCGTTAATTATAGAGTAGGCAAGTTCTAAAGCCTTACAGTCTCTTTCAAATACACCTGTATCATCATTTGAGATAAAATCTCTTTGGTTTTCTTCTAAACTCTTTAATTGTTCTAATAATTCTTTTTTATTCATCTTATAACATCTCCTTAATTTCAACTCTTAATTTTTCAACTCTTTCAGCCCAATAACTTAATCCGTGCATATCTACTAAACAACCGTCTTTTTCTAATGCTGCTAAAACAGCTTTTTTTGCGTATTCTAACTCATCAATTTTCTTTTTTAAATCTTCCATAATTACACCTCTTTAACTTTCACAATTTTATATTCTGGCATTTTGCTCCAATTGTAATATTTAGCAAGTTCTTTGTCTGTCTCATACATTTCTTTTAAATATTTTTTGGCAAATTCTAATGTTGGGCAACTCGCCAACACGAATTTATCGTTATCTTTTAAAACAATATTAAATCTCATTTTTAAGCCTCCAACTCTTCAATAAATAGCATATATTTATCATCTAATTTTACATATCTATTATCAATTATTTCTTTAAAAGTATATTTCAAATCGTTACATAAATATTTTATATACTCGTTAATTTCTACATCTTTTATATTTTCATACATCAATTTTATATATTCTAAATTAAAATCATTCTCTCTTATTTCTTCATATTTACAAAACCATATATTACTCATAAATTACCTCCAACAAGCCTCTTCTATTAAATCCCAAATATTCATATCATCTAATTTATCAAAATTTTCAATGGCTGCTCTTGTTATTGCCTCAATTGTTAAATCTTCACTTTTTAAATATGCTTTATCTACATAATCCCATAATTTTTGCTTTTCATCTTCTGAAAACTTTCTCTCGTTTTCTTCAATTTGCCATTTAATCTCGTTTGCAATTTCTAAATCTAAAATATTAACATTTCTTTCTCTTAATTCTTCAATAATTTTTTCTAATTCTTTCATTTTTATATCTCCTTTACTAATTCATTTATAAAATCTAAACTCATAAAATTATAATTTATTTTCTTTTGTATCTCGTCTATTTTCTCGTTGGTTAATATTGAATGTACTAAATCGTAATATTTACTATATACAAGATTGTTTTTCTTGCTTAATCCTTCAACTACATCACCAAAAATGTTATTTGCCTCATCTGATGACATTTTTTTGTTGTCTATTGTTTCAGTCCATTTGTTAATAAATCTTTGCTCTAATTCTAATAATTCATTTTCTAAATTAACTAATACTGTTAATCTTTCTTTTATATTCTCGTTTCTCATTTTTAAGCCTCCATCCAAATATTATATAATTGTTCAAGGGTATAATCCCAATAATAATTTATTATCATTTCGTTAGTGTTTCCCATCTCGTCCCAAATTACTTTTAAAGTATTTTCATCTAACAACTCGCAATCTATAAAATGACCATCAATGTTATAATCTTCTTTAGCGTGTACATACCAACTATTATTTATTTTATTTTTTAAATATTCTTTTGCTCTTTCAAATTTCATTTTTTCATATCCTCCCTATAATAAATTTAAAACAGTGTTTCTTTTTATTTTTAAATATGTTATAATGGATATCAGAGGAGAGCCAAACGGCTCGCCTTGATATCATTGAATTATTACTCGTTAACGAATAGTAGTTCATTATCTGCAACTTTTATTGTTGCAATTCCAAAAGAGTTATAAAGATTTTCAACGTCTGCAAGTGTGATGTCTTTTATACTCTTTTTTATTATGCTTTCTAAATTCATAATATCACCACCTTTCCAATAAATACAACTAAAAGACTGACTTTTAAAGTATTTATTTATCAAGCCTTTTCGTGCTTGACTGATTAAATGATACCACTAATAAACTGACTTGTCAACACTTTTTGAAAAAATTTTTAAAAAAGTTTTAAAATTCTTTTTTCTCCTATATAAGGAAAGAGAAAAAATAAACTCGTAAAATAAAAATCTTTTTAAACTTTATAAAATCAACTCGTAAATTATTTTTATTTTTTTAAAAAAATTACTCGTAAAATTTTAAAAAAATTACTCGTAAAAAAAATGAAAATTTTGAAAAATTTTGAAAAAATTTTGAACTACCCCCCACAGCCCCCAACCCCTAAAAATACAAGGCTACTAGGCAACGGCCGGCCCCACGACAAAAAAGAATTTCATGCGTGCATAAGGGGGTAGGAGGGGCAGCAAATAAGCAATGATACCAAATGACACCAAATGATACCTTTTGACACCTTGTGATACTTCAATAGTATGGTAAAATGGTATCATAGGAATTTATTAGAATTTCTATAGGTTGTTGTTTTATTCTTTAATCACATCCGTATAAACTTGTATTGAGAAAGGCATTGCACAATGTCTTTTTCTATTTATAAGGGATAATAGATCTTCCACCCCTTGCTATTATTCCTTACAAGTAGAAAAGGGTGGTGAATGCATGGACCTAGTAAGTTTTATAAGAGATTGCGAAGCAAAGGATAGAATGTATAGGTTTTATAAATGGAAACCTTGGATAAGATTGAGAGATGAAGTTTTAAGAGAATCTCATAATGAATGCTATGATTGTAAGCAAAAGGGCATTTTAACATTAGGAACTAATGAAGAACCTTTAGAGGTCCATCATATAAACTTTGTTAAGGTTAGACCTGATTTAGCTTTATCAAAATTTTTTGTAGATACTGATGGGAAATTAAAACCTAATCTAGTTGCTTTATGTCATAAGTGCCACGATAAAAGACATGGGAGATTCGGACCTTCATCTAACAGTTATATCAATGACGAAAAATGGTGAAAGTGGGTGGAACTATGGCTAAAGTAATTACGGACTTAAAAAAGTCTGAACAATATGTAAAAGTAAAAGAATCTTTAGTTAATCAAATATCAGATGCATCAGGAAACATTGCAGAATATTATTTAGATATGATTGAGAATTATATGGCTCTTTGGACTACAGCAAAGGCCTTACAATTAGACATTGAAAAACGTGGTGTAACAATCAAGTGGGACAATGGAGGAGGCCAAAAAGGTGTAAAGAAAAATGATAGCATTGCTGAATTGAATAAAACAATTCAACAAATGACAAAGCTGTTAGAATCATTAGGGCTAAAACCGACAGATTTGGTAAGTGGTTCTGATGGTGGAGAATTATAAGACTCGATTTCCGAAAGATGTACAAATATATATTGATAAGATTGAGAGCTGTCCGGCTGTAGTTAATAATGAGAGATTATTATTAGTAGAATACCTTAAAGATGTTTTTAAAAATGAGGAATTAGTATATTCAGAAGAGCAAATAGCAAAGTATTTTAGTTATGAAAAATACTTTCCATATGGCTTATTTGAATGGGAACGATTCCTTTTTGTTTTGCATTATTGTGTATTTAGAAAAGATGGATTGCCTAGATGGTCCGATTTATTTATATATATGGGACGTGGTGGTGGTAAAAACTATTATCTATCATGGGAAGATTGGTGTGCTATTACACCGACACATGGTATTAAAGAATACGATATAGATATATGTGCCACATCAGAAGAACAGGCAATGACAAGTTTTAATGAAATATACAATATATTGGAAAACAATATTAAATATAAAAAGGTATTGGAACAAAACTTTCATTGGACCAAGACTGAAATCAGAAACAAGAAAACCAATAGTACGATTAAATTTAGAACTAATAATGCTAAAAGTAAAGATGGGCTACGTAGTGGAGCATTAAACTTTGATGAATACCATGCATATGAAACGTATGATAATATCAGAGTTTTTACTACAGGATTAGGTAAGAAAGAGAATCCCAGAACAACGATAACAACAACAGATGGAGAAGTTAGAGGTGGACCTTTAGATAAGAAAAAGGAACAAGCTCTTGATGTGTTGAATCGACGTACACCTGATAATGGTTTACTTGTGTTTATGTGTAAACTTGATGATGAAAAAGAAGTAGAAGATATAAATATGTGGCAAAAAGCTAATCCTTCTTTGGAATATAGACCAAGTTTATTAGAACAAATGAAGAAAGAATATGTAGATTATGTTCAAGATCCGATAGGTAATTCTTCATTTATGACAAAAAGAATGAATATTCCAAAGATGGCTATGGAATCACAAGTTACATCTTGGGAAAATATTTTAGCAACAGGGCAAATAACAGATGAAAATGGTAATGTCATTACACGTGAAGTTCCGGATTTATCAGGAATGTCTTGTGTAGCAGGAATAGACTTTTCTTCATTTGATGATTTTGCTTCGGCTTGTTTAACTTTTAAAAAAGATGGAACATATTATTGTATCAAACATACATGGATATGTAGCAGGTCGAGAGACCTTCCTAGAATTAAACCTCCATTAAAAGATTGGGAAAGAGCAGGATTATTAACATTTATTGATGAACCTGAAATAAGCCCATATATAATAACTGATTGGCTGCAAGTACAAAAGCAAAAATATAATATTGTTAAAGTAGGAGCAGACCATTATAGATTTATAGATATTGCTAAAGCATTAAAGGATATTGGTTTTGATGTTGAGGATAAAGAAAGAGTTAAACGTGTAAGGCCAAGTGATATTATGATGACAGTTAATACAATTTCAAGTGCATTCAATACACATAATGTTGTATGGGGTGATGATCCATTGATGAGATGGGCCACTTGGAATGCTAAACTAGAACCTAGACAAAATAACAACTATGTATATGGAAAAATAGAACCTAAATCTAGAAAAACAGATCCATTTATGGCATTTGTTCATAGCATGGTATTAACTTTAGATGTTGAATTAGAAGAAAGTGATGTTGTATTTATGCCAATAATTAAGTTTTAAGGAGGTATATCATGGGACTATTTACAAAAAGAAACGATACTTTATATGATTATTTAGATAAAGAAGTAGATAAAGCAGAAATAAAAGCTATCTGTGCTAATGACATAAATGATATTAAATTTATGAGATTAGCAATACATATAGTTTCATCATATATAGCTTCTGCAATATCAACTTGCGAATTTAAAGTTTATGACAAAGATGGCATAGTTAAAGATACAACATATTATAAATTAAATTTTGCACCGAATCCCAATGATACGGCTACAAGATTGAAATATAATATGGTAAAAAAATTAATTCAAGATGGAGAATCATTAGTTGTTCAACACAATAATAATTTATATTTTGCTGAATCGTTTGGATTTGAAAGTGAATCTATAAATGGATATAAATTTAATAATGTTGTAGTTCAAAAAACTACGTTAAATAAGAAGTTTGATAGAAAGACTTCTTTTTATTTTAGATTAGATGATGAGAAAATAAAATCTTTTCTATCTGATATAGATGAAAAGTATAAGAGTTTAGTATCATGTGCTTCAAAAGCATATAAGAAAGCTTTAAATAATAAATGGAAATTAAAAATAGATTCAACTAAACAACACGATCCAAAGTTTCAAGAAGAATTTGAAACATATGTAAAAGAACAATTAAAAGACTTTTTAGAAAGTGATTCAGCAGTTTATCCTGAATTAAATGGTTATCAATTAGAACATTTAGATGATGGAACAGCAGACAAAACTGATTCATCAGATATTAGAAATATAAGAAAAGATATATTTGATATGGTAGCACAAGCATTTAAAATGCCACCATCAATGATGTATGGCAATATTTCTAATTTAAAAGAAGTAGTTAATCAGTTTATAGCATTTGCTGTAAAACCATTTGCTACTTTAATTGGTGAAGAAATAACAAGGAATTTCTTTACGGAAAACGAAATATTGAAAAATAATAAAAGAGTTATTGTTGATATTTCATCTATAAATTATAGAGATATATTTGATGTGGCAACAGGATTAGATAAGTTAATATCTGATGGTGTTGCAAATATAGACGAAGTTAGGCCGTTAGTAAACCTTCCTGTACTTGGCACAGAGTTCTCACAACAATATTGGATGACAAAAAATTATTCCAAGATTGAAGATATGATGAAAGAACAAGAGCCAACTAAAAAAGATTCTATTGTTAAAAATGATAATAGCAACCTAGACAATAACAACAATGATAATAGTAATGAAAATGTCGATAACAATGTTGAACAAGGAGAATTGAAGGGAGGTGATATTGATGAAGAAGAACAATAAAAAACAATATTATTCTTTGTATCAAGAAGAAGATACAGCCGTTTTAAACATTTTTGGTGATATTACTTCGTGGGCTTGGGAAGAACTTGGAGAAATGTCAAACGTATTGTTATCGAAAAAACTAGAAGAGTTAGGAGACGTTAGTGTTATAGACGTGTACATCAATAGCTATGGTGGTGAGGTAGCCGAAGGTTTAGCAATATATAATGCATTAAAAAGACATAAGGCGAAAATTAGAACTCATGTTGATGGATTTGCTTGTTCCATAGCAAGTGTAATCTTCATGGCTGGAGATGAAAGAATAATGCCTAGCACCTCTTGTTTAATGATACATAATCCATGGACTGTTACAGCAGGAAATGCAAAAGAGTTAAGAAAACAGGCCGAAGATTTAGATGTTATTGGAGAATGCTCTATCAATGCATATATGGAACACGTAAATATTTCAGAAGATGAATTGAAAGAGTTATTAGACAATGAAACATGGCTTTCATCTAAAGAAGCTGTAGAACTTGGTTTTGCAACAGAAGTAGATGAAAGTGAGGAAAGTGATAATGTAAGTCAAAGTGTTAAAGGCAAAGTTATCGAAATGTTATTGAAAAATAACGTAAAGCAAGAATGTAACTCTAATCCTTTAGAAGAAACAGAAGAAGAACCTCCAAAAGAGGAAGATAATGTTTCAACAGAAGATGCGAGTTCAGATAATACAAGTTTAAATGCAGATGAAGAGCAAGAACAAAACAATGAAGCAGAAGAAGTAGCAACAGAAGAAGAAACAGAAGATGGAGAAAATCCATCAGAAAAAGCAACCAAAATAGTGGCTGCATTTTTAAATAATTTAGAAAAGGAGATATTAAAATGAAATTTGAAAAAGAACAAGAATATTCAAAGAATATTATGAATGCAATCAAAAGTGGAGACGAAAAAGAAATTGAAACAGCTTTTAATGAGTTCCACAACAGCCTAGTAAACGCTATGAAAAAAGATTATGAAGAAGTTGTTGAATCTAATGATAAAGCAATTTTGGCTCAAAGAGGATATAGAACATTAACTAGCAAAGAAACAGAGTTCTATGAAAAATTTATAGAAAGTGCTAAATCTAGTAATCCTAAACAAGCATTAACTGATTTATTAACTACAAATGGTGGTATGCCTGAAACTATCTATGAAGATGTTTATAGAGATTTAGTTGAAAGTCATCCATTATTAAGTAGAATTAACTTCAAAGATGTTAAATACTTAACAAGATGGTTATTAAATGATCATACAGCAGATAAAGCAATTTGGGGAGAAATCAATGCAGAAATTACAAAACAAATCGAAAGCTCATTTAAGAGTATTGATATTGTTCAAGGTAAATTAAGTGCATTTATAGTTATTGCATTAGATATGTTAGAATTAGGACCAACATTCCTAGATGCATATGTTAGAACGATCTTAAAAGAAGCTATGGCTTGTGGATTAGAATATGGTATCGTTAAAGGTATTGGTGTTAAAGGTGAACCTATTGGTTTGATTAGAGATATCCACGAAGGTGTAACTGTAAACACAACTACAGGATATCCTGCAAAAACAAAAATTAATGTTACAAGTTTTGCAATAAAAGATTATTGTGCTTTAATAGCAGATGGATTATTAAAGAAAGAAAACGACAAAGTAAGAGTTTTAACACAAGTTCAATTACTTGTAAATCCTATTGATTATTTAAAGAAAATAATTCCTGCTACAACAGTACAAGCTGCTGATGGAACTTATAAGAATAATCTATTCCCATTCCCAACAGAAGTTATTCAAACAAGTGCATTAGATGAAGGAGAAGCAATTCTTGCTATCTTACCTGAATATTTCTTTGGTGTAGGTGCTTCTAAAAATGCATCATTAGAATATAGTGATGAATTTAAGTTCCTAGAAGATAAGAGAGTTTATAAATCTAAAATGTTTGGATTTGGTAGAGCAGAAGATAATACATCAGCTATCTACTTAAATATTGCAAACTTAAAAGAAACTTATATTACAGTTGATGTTAACGAAGTTAAAGGAACTGTATCTACAAAAGAAAAAGCTTAATAATAGTTAATTAAATTGTCAAGGTGCTTTATGCACCTTGCAATATTATGCTTAATAAGGAGGTAGAATATGCAAGATAAGCAATTAAAAGCTTCCGGAGAATTAGTTAAGCAAGTAGCCAAGAGATGTTATATCTCTAGTGAAGATGAATTAATTCAAGATAGACTATTATCAATAGTTAACAATGCTATATTTAATGTTAAATCTTTACTTGGTATATCAGATGACAATTATGATTTTTCAACATCAGGTATGGAGAATGAATTATTCTTAAATTATTGTATGTATCGTTGGAATAATCGTAGTCAAAAAGAATTTGAAAGTAATTATATGGGAGATATAATTGCAATCAGATCTAAAAATGAAGTTGAATACAATAAAAAATTAAAACAATCTAATGAGGAATCAGAAGATGAAGGATAATTATAATGATGGTGTAGTTTACTTTTATAAAAGAAAAAACATTACAAACAGTTTTAAAGCTGCGAAGAATGTTACGACCATTGAAGATTTAGATTATGTTTCAAGATCCTTTTTTAAAGAAGAAACTAAAAGACAACAAGATATAGTTTTTGCCGGTGCTATGGATAAGAAGTTATCTTTAAAGATAAGTATTCCATATTGTGATTCATTAGAAAGTGATTATCTAGTAATCATTGACAATTATTTATATTCTATCTTTCATATTGATCCTGATAAGGGGAAAATGAAAACTTATGTTTATTTGGAAGGAATGAGGAAAGTTGAGAGATAAAATAAGTAAAGTATTAGATGATTGGGAAAATGAAAAATTAGGTTTATCTACTGATGAAGAAATATCTAAAAAAGAAAAACGTATTTTTTATGGTCAAAAGCCTAGTTCAGTTAAATTAGATGATTGGAACTATATTGTTTTCGGAATGGAAGAACTTGATAAAAGTGGAACTAATTCAATGGATTTAAGTGGTTATTACTTTGTAGATATAATACGAGAAGATTATATTGATGATGATACGATATTTGAATTGATATTTGCTATGGAATCAATAAATGGTATGAAACTTTGTAAAGGTCCATGTCCAATTGATTATATAACAAAAGGAGAAACTAATATTGTATGTGAGATGATGAGATTAAGATTCACTCGACCTGTAAAAAGGATGAATATAAATGCCGAGAATTAAGGTAAGATTTGCTTTAAAATACGAGGATTGGGAAAGATATCAAGAAAAACTTGAGAAATTTCCTGAAAAAGTAAAGAGGGCAACAGATGAATATATGCATAATGATGTTAAAGCTATGATGATAAAAAGTATAACAGGCGAAATGCCTAAATCAGATAGAATGAAAAGACACGCAAAAGAAAGCGAATGGTACGTTTCATTTAATTTTGATCAGGCAGTAACAATTGAAAATAAACTTTCAGGTGGTAAAAAGAATAGTTTTTATTATTTGTTTTTCCCACATGAAGGTACAACAAGAATATTGAAGCCTAATCCATTTATGGAAAGGGCAGTTGAAAAAGAATACGATCACATTGTAACAGGACTGTTTAATGTTATTGATAGAGAAATAAAGGAGGAATTATTATAATGGAAACAGTATTTTCACCTTTCGAGGTGTCAAATTCTAACATTAAAGTTGGTGCTCAAAACTATGCATTAAGTTGTGTAGGTAAATTAGAGACTGAAATGGAAGTAAAAAGAATAACAAAATCATGTGCAGGTGTAGTAAAGAAAACAAAAATACGTGGTACAGGCCATGGAACAGGAACTTTATCTTTACACATTCCATATGCATTATATCTTAAATTGTATGGAATGGATGGCAATGCAAAATTAAAACAAAACATTGCAGGTTATGGAGCAAATTCTGTTCATCCAACATTTTCTTATACAGGTTTAGGGCTAGATGAAGAAGGTGTAGAAGTTGCTATAGCAATTCCACAAGCAGTTGTTTCTGATGGTCAAAAATGGAATTTTGAAAATGGAACAGAAGAAGTTCAAGAAATAGAACTTGCTATTGAAATTTTACCTGATGATAATGAGATTGGAATGTATTGTGTTCCTGTATCTGAATTGCCAACAGGTGTAACTAAAGAAACATGGTTAACTAATTTTTCAACTTCAATAGTAACAGCACCTACAGCATAGGAGAGTTAAATGACTAAAATTTATAAAATAGTTAATAACTTTCAAGATGTGCATACAGGTGAATGGCATACACCTAAAGATGAACCTATTTCCTTAACTGATGAAAGAGTTAAGGAAATAGAAACAGTTGAAAAAATAGTTGGCTATAAATTAGTTGAAGAAGTAAAAAATTCAACAGAAAAAGAAGTTAAAGATAAAGATTCTAAAAAATAAAAAAAGAGGTGGAAAAATATGAATACATATTCAGAATTAGAATTAAGTAATGGTCAAAAAGTAAAACTTACTTTAAACCTTAAAAGGTTATTAGTATTAAAATCAAATCATTTAGATTTATATAGAGAAGCTAATAAAATCATAACAAGAGGTGCAGAAGATATCTTTGATATGGTCAAAGTATTATATGCAGCTTATTTATGTGCATTGGATAGTGGTGTAGAAGAAATGAACTATGACACATTCCTTGATTTAGTTTCTAATCTAGGATTTGGAGAGATAACTGAAAAGGTAGGAGATTTAGTTCAACCAAAAAAAAAGTAGGTTTTAGAAATCCTTTTAAAGAGGCTACAAGAAAAATGCCTTCTAGTAGGATAAAAATGCCTAAGTTCCAATTAGAAGATATCGAAGATATGTACACATATTATGTAGTTATTTTAAAAATAAGCGAAGATGTGTTCTGGAATGCTGATTTTTCTTTTTTACTATCCGTTGTTGAAAATAAAACGGCTTATGATGGATTTATTCAATATTCAAAATACCTTCAATCACAAGACTTAGGTAAGAAAAAAAGGTAGGAAAGAACATAGTTTTCAAAAAGAACTATGTTCTTTTTTTTATTACTTCAAAGAGGAAAGGAGGTAAAACGTGGCAAGTAGAAGAAATACTATTAAAACTAATATTGAGGCTAATAGTGAAGGCTTTATTCAAGCAATGGACGAAGTCAAAAGGTCCTTGGCATCTACAAGAATTGAATTTAAAAATATCAATGAAATAATGAAAACATCAGGTAATACTGTAAGTGATTTAACAGATCATAAAAAGCTATTACAAAGAGAATTAGATTTAACAAAAAATAGATTAGATGTTTTGAATAAAGGTTTAGAAGAATCCATTAGAATTAACGGCGAAGATAGTGAAGCTACTAGAATAGCTAGAGAAGAAGTTCAAAAGGCACAGACACATTATCTATCTTTAAAAAATGCATTAAAAGAAGTTAATGAGAAATTAGATGAACAAACATTTTCATTAAAAAGTGTATCTGATACATTTGGAAAAGTTAGTGATGTTGCCGGTAAATTTGCAACAAAAGTAAGATGGCTTTCTGCAGGTTCTGCATCATTATTAGGATTAAGTGCTAAAACAGCAATTGATTTCGAGGATGCATTCGTAGGTGTTCAAAAAACAGTTGAAGGAACAGATGCAGAGTTGGAAAAAATTAGAAAAGATATAATGCTTTTATCTAATAAAATTCCAATTGCAACAACAGAATTATTTGAACTAGCCGAAGAAGCAGGACAGTTAGGTATAGCTACAAAAGATATAACTAACTTTACCGAAACAATGGCTAAATTAGATTCTGCTACTAACTTAAGTGCAACAGAAGCCGGAGAAGCAATCGCAACATTCGTAAATGTTATGGGAACTTTACCGGAGAATTACGAACGTATCGGTTCGGTAATAGTTAAGTTAGGTAATAATTCAAAGGCTACAGAATCCGATATCATGGCTATGGCACAAAGAATGTCAGGTGCTGCAGCAACATTAGGAATGACAGAATCTTCTGTATTTGGTTTAGCAACAGCATTGTCATCAGTTGGTCTAGAGGCTGAAATGGGTGGTACAGCAATATCTAGGGTAATGAATGACTTTAATAGAGCAGCATCAGGTGTAGAAACTAAATATGGTACATTAGCACAATATGCTGAAATCTGTGGAATGAGTACAAAACAATTTGCAGATACAGTTAAAAATGATGCCGGAGAAGCCTTAAAACAATTTGTAATTGGTTTAGGAGATAGTAATAGAACCGGTAAAGGTACAATTCAATTATTAAGTGATTTAGGTGTTAATGAAGTACGTCTTACTGATACAATGTTACGTCTTGCTAATGCTAGTGGTACAGTTGATGAATATATGAAAATGGCTGATGAAGAGTGGATCACTAATACAGCATTAACAAAAGAAGCAAGTAGAAAGTATGCCGATACAGCTTCACAAATTCAAATTGCTAAAAATAAACTTGGAGAACTTGCAGATAAGTTTGGTCAAGCAATGTTGCCTACAATCAATTCATTTCTTGATAAAGCAGGGAAAGTTATTGATTGGTTTGGTAATTTATCAGATGGAAGTAAGAAAACTATAACATCATTATTGTTATTTACAGCAACATTATGGCCAATATCTAAAGGTGTAAAAGAAATTACAGGAACAGCAAGAGCTATAACAAGTTGGATTTATAAATTTCAACAATCAGAGAAAGCAATGAGTGCCGTTTCTTCTGTTATGAGTACATTAGGAACTGTAGGAAAAAGTGTATTTGGTGTATTAAAAACAGGTATTTCTAGTTTATTTTCATTAGTTGCAGCTAATCCATGGATATTAGCAATAACAGCAGTTATTGCAGCAATTGTTCTATTATGGAATAAATGTGAATGGTTTAGAAATTTAGTAACAGGTGCGTTTGAGGCAATAAAAAATTTCGTAACACCTATATTTGAAACTATAAAAACAACAGTTGGCGAAGCATGGAACTATATGATAGAAACATTACAACCTGTTTTAGATTCATTATTTAATATGTTTAATTCAGCATGGGAACTTATTAAAACAATTTGGGATTTAGTTGCTCCATACTTCCAAGCAATTTGGGAAGGCATTCAACAAGTATTTAGTGTAGTTGCAGAAGTGCTAGGTGGTTTCTTCCAAGTAGCATGGTCATACATAAAAGTTGTATGGGATGTAGCAGTTCAATATTTCCAATTGATATGGACCGGTATTTCAGCAGTATTTAGTGTTGTTAAGACTGTAATTGGTGGAGCATTCCAAGTAGCATGGGCTTATATTAAGACTGTGTGGGATGCTGTAACAGGTTATTTCAAGGCAATATTTGATACTATAGCAGGAATATTTGATGCCGTTAAAGCAGTATTACATGGAGACTTTAGTGGTGCATGGGAAGCTATTAAAGGTGTCGTAGGAACATGGAAAGATTATTTTGCAAATGTATGGAACAATATTAAAAATGTATTTAGTAAAGTTGGAGATTTCTTCAAGAATACATTTAGTGCAGCATGGAATGCAATTAAATCTATATTTAGTGGTGTAGGTTCTTTCTTTAGTGGAATATGGAATACTATTAAAAGTGTATTCACAGGTATTGCTCAAACAGTTGGTAATGCAATGTCTAGTGTATTTAAAAGTGCAGTCAATGGTTTAATTGGTGTTGCCGAAAGAGTTTTAAATACACCTATTAGAGCTATCAATACAGCAATTGGAATCTTAAATAAAGTTCCGGGTGTAAATATTGGTAAGATAAATGAGTTTAGTTTACCTCGTATGGAACGTGGTGGTGTATTAGAAAAAGGTGCTAGAACTATAATAGCCGGTGAAAATGGTGCAGAGGCTATCGTTCCATTAGAAAATAATACTAAATGGATAAATAGAGTTGCTGAACAATTTAAAACATCATTTATGGAAACTATGGGATTGAATACAAATTATGTAGATCAGGCTATAGAAACATCATATACAGATGAATATTTAGATAGAGCAGTAGGACTATTAGAAAGAATATTAGATAAACCAAGTGATACATATTTAGATGGCAGAAAGATTTCAGAATCAACAGCTACAACAGATGATATAGCAAGTGGTGAATTATTAGAAAAATTAGAGAGGGGATGGGCTACATAATGATTAAACAATTATTTGCAAACGGAAAATCAAGTTATAATGATTTTAAAATTTACATTAAAGAACGTAATCCATCCATCCCTGCTAAAAGGAAAAATATTAAAACAGTTCCCGGTATGCATGGAGCTTATGATTTTTCCGATTTGTATGGAGAGGTAATATACGAAAATAGGACCATTGAATATAAATTTGATGTAACAGGATGGGACATTGAAGATTTAGATTATGAACGTAGAAGAGTAATGGATTGGTTATTAAATATAAATCAAACAGAAATAATTGATGAATATTCTCCACATTATCATTGGTATGGAAGTTATAGTGAAGGTAGTTGGAAAGAAGATGCAGAGCAAGGAACATTAACAGTTAAGTTTAATGTATATCCTTTTGCAATTTCAAATAATCCAATAGAAGTCAATTTTGAATCAACAACAGACGAACAAGAAATTAAAATTGATAATACTAGCAGTCATAGAGTTGTTCCAACAATTATAACTGATGGAAATATATTGATAAAAAAAGATGGTAAGAGTGTTAGTTTATCTGCAGGAGAATGGGAAGTTGATAATCTCTATTTTGAAAAGGGAGAAAATACATTGTTAGTAAGTGGAAGTGCTAATGTATGTGTTAAATTCTATGAGGAGGTATTCTAATGTATGAAGTCTATATAATCAATGATGGTATAACTAAACTATTACATTCTGATAATGTCATAAGCGAAAAGCAAGGATTAAAGATAATTGATGGAAAAATAGTAGAAGGAATTAACACAATTAATTCCTTTTCATTTTCCATGTTACCTAATAATCCTAGGTTTAATGAATTATTTTCTTATACAACTAAAATTTATGTAATTAAGATAAAAGATAATAGAAGGGTTTTTTATGGTAGAGTTGTAAAACCTAAAGTATCTATGGAATCTGATGGCAGTTTTTCAAAGACAATAGAGTGTGAGGACCGTATGGGATATCTATGTGATAGCCTTATGGACTATCTTCCTGAACAATATTGGAATGTTAAAAATACAACTTATCACGAAGATGGAAGTATAGATAAAAGAGGTGTCCTTGAATTTGTTTTAAGTATTCATAATAGAAAACAGCCTGATGACAAGAAAATTTATGTTGGTGAAGTTGATATAGAAGATACAGATAATGTCCTATACTTTGGAATGCAGCAACATAAAAATGCTTTTGATACTTTAAAAGAAAAATTAGTTGAACATCTTGGTGGAGAATTAAGATTAAGAGAAGGAACAGATGGTAAGTTATATTTAGATTATCTTAAAGAAGCAGGGGAAGTAAAGACAACTTCAATTGCTTTAAAAAAGAATATGCAAAAATTATCTAAAGAAACAGATCCAACTTCTTTTATAACTAGACTATATCCATTAGGAAATAAAATTAAAAAAACAGTAGAAGAAAAAGATGGTAGTATAACAGAAATAGAAACGGACGAAAGAATTACTTGTGCAGAAGCAAATGATGGCATTCCTTATGTTGATGATGAAGAAGGTATTAGAACATATGGAATAATAGAGGGATATAGAATTTATGATCATGTTGTATATCCTAGAACACTTTTAAATCATGCAAGAGTAACTTTAGCTACCAATAACAAAGTAAAACAAAAACACGTAATTACAGCATTAGATTTATCTACTATTGGTTTAGATATTGATTCATTTGAAGTAGGAAATTATCATCCAATTAAAAATTCATTAGTTGGGGTAGATGATACATTAAGAATAATAAAGAAAACTACTAATATAAATCAACCTGAAACATCACAACTAGAAATAGGAGATAAATATGCAACTTTAACTGAACTACAATTAAAAAGAGAAAATTCATTAAAAGAAGAAGTAAATCGTACAATAGAAACAATGTCTAATAATGCACAATATAATGTTGCTAAAACATCTAATTATTTAACATCACTAATAAATCAATTTACAGATAGAATAGAACAAATAATAAGAGAAGAGACTGTTTCAGTATCAGATTTTGAAACTTATAAAACAAGTGTAAGTACAGAGTTTGATCAAACTAAAGATTCATTTGATTTTATATTTAAAAATATTCAACAAGAAATTAAAGATGTTAATGGTGTTGTATCTACAAACCAAAATGAAATGGTTAAGTACATTAGGTTTGAAGATGGAAATATTATATTAGGTTTAGTAGGTAATGAGGTATTACTAAAGGAATCCAATGATAGAATTTCTTTTTTACAAAATAATATTGAAGTTGCTTATTTTTCAAATAATAAATTATTTGTAACTAATGCAGAATTTACAAACGGATTAAAAATATTTGAACTAGAGTTTACAAGAGAATCTAATGGTTCTTATACGTTCGGATAGGAGGTAGAAAATGGCAAGTGTTCAAACAGGTTCTTATGATGGAAGATATTTAAAATTAACTGTTGTAGAAGAAAGTACAAGTGTTGCTAATAATACCTCTACTTTAAGATGGACTTTAGAATCAATTGGTGGAAGTGTTAACTATTATACTATTTACAATTGG